AAAAAGGAAGGAGAGCACCTCAGAGTCGGACTCTCCTTTCATTTGGCTCTTGGCCTGTTACGACAGATACCCATTAGCCGTCTAGACGGTGGGATAGACCACAACAAAATGATCAAAAAATTTCAGCTGAGAACGCATATATCAAATTAATTTTTAACAATGGGACAACAAACCGATTATACAAACGCAGCTGGTACACAGGCACAAGTCACTAAGCCAGGTGCTAATAATGGAGGCTCAGATAGAAGAGCCCTTTACCTTAAGCTGTTTTCAGGCGAGATGTTTAAAGGTTTCCAGCACAACACAATTGCTAGAGATCTTCTAATGAAGCGTACCTTGAAGAACGGTAAATCATTACAGTTCATCTATACAGGTCGTACCAAAAGTGAATTCCACACACCAGGAAATTCCATTCTTGGTAACAGTGATGGAGCACCTCCAGTAGCTGAGAAGACCATCACAGTTGATGATCTCTTAATCAGTTCAGCTTTCTTATACGAACTAGATGAGACACTTGCTCATTACGATTTGAGATCAGAGATCTCTCGTAAGATCGGGTATGCTCTAGCTGAGAAGTATGACAGACTTGCTTTCAGAGCTGTTACACGTGGAGCACGTAAAGCATCACCTATCACGAAGACTAACTTCGTAGAGCCAGGTGGTACTCAAATCCGTGTAGGTGCTTCTGCTAACGATTCAGATGCTTATGTACCTGCAAACCTAGTCAATGCGTTCTACGACGCTGCTGCAGCCCTTGACGAAAAAGGGGTCAGTTCTGACGGGAGAGTAGCTGTATTGAACCCACGTCAGTATTACGAACTACTCCAAGATATTGGAAACAATGGTTTAGTTAACCGTGACGTACAAGGTAAATCCTTGCAGTCAGGTCAAGGCATCGCTGAGATTGCTGGTATCAAGATCTATAAATCAATGAACATTCCGTTCATGGGATCTTATGGTACTAAGCTATCTGGTAGTGGTGGTTCAGCTGCACCAACAGCTAACTCAGCAGAAGTTCAACTTCCTAATGCTGGTAGTTTCGTAGGTGAAGCATTAACTGCTGACAACAACTACGATGATGGTTCAACTGGTATCAATAACGACTACGGTACAGCCGCAGAAGTAGGAGCTAAGTCTTGTGGACTTATCTTCCAACGCGAAGCTGCTGGTGTTGTAGAAGCAATTGGTCCCCAAGTCCAAGTTACCAAAGGTGATGTCTCCGTGATTTACCAAGGTGATGTGATATTGGGTCGCTTAGCAGTCGGGGCAGATTATGTCAACCCTGCTGCTGCAGTCGAGCTTTATACAGGTGCTACTGCACCATCTGCATGGGGTACTTAACCCTTATATGGGGAGTCTTTATGGCTCCCTTTTTTTTATTCACAAATATTTATACCTATGGCTTTCCCTACCACTAATGCTGCTCAAGAATTACCTGCAATAAATCAAATACTCATGGCTTGTGGTCAGGCTCCAGTCACCACTTTGGATGAAACCAACCCAGACGTTGCGATTGCATACCAAACTTTACTAGAAATATCTAGAGAGGTACAGAGTGAAGGTTGGACTTTTAACAAGGAAAATCATGTTCATATAGAACCTGATGCTAATGATGAAATTCCAATCTTAAATAATTATTTACAAATAGATCTTAGTCAATCTAATGCAGGTAATAAAAAAGCAATTATAAGAAATGGTAAATTATATGACAAACACAACCATACAGATAAATGGACAGATGATGAAGTATTATGTGATATTCTATACTTTTTTGATTGGGTAGATTTACCACGACCAATACAAGATTATATAGCTATGGCTCTTGAGTATGAAACAAACCAAGGTGATTATTCATTCTTTGGTCAACCTGACGGAGCACACCCTTATGTCGGTTATCAACCTTATCATGCACTTAAAAGATAATGGCAGCAGTAACACAAAGGGTAACTAACTTTTTAAGTGGGGTATCCAAACAAGCAGATAGCAAGAAATTTCCAGGCCAAGTAAAGGAATGTATAAACGGTTTACCTGATGTAACATTAGGTATGACCAAGCGTCCTGGTTTTGAATTTTTAGCAAAGTTAAAAAACTCAAGTGGTACTGATTATAGTGGTACTCAGTTAGATAATGCTAAATGGTTTTATATCAATAGAGATGCAGATACTAGATATATAGGATGTATCACACCAGAATCAGGTGGTACAAATGGAAGTATTTATGTATGGAATGCAGACACTGGAGCCGTATGTACAGTAACTAATGGTTCAGCACATGCTTATTTAAGTGGAGCTTCTAAGACTAACTATGACGTACTGACTGTTCAGGATGCAACCATTATTTGTAATGATCAAAAAACAGTAACCGCACGACCTGATGCTACAGACTTTGTAGCTCAGAGTAGAGGAACAGTATTACTTAGTTTACTGGGACAATTAGAATCAACTATACAGAGTACTGATTTTGAGATCAAACTAGGAGGTACGGCGATTGTTGCTGAGAAAGGAAGCATACAAACATGTACCTATTCCTCTCAGCCTAGTGACGATTTCGACGCTGTATTAAATGGTTTAAAGTCAGATATTGACTCTAAGAATATAACAGGTTTAGATGTCACAAAACACGGTACATCTCTACAGATAGATTATGTAACTACTCAAAATGGTGTAGCTACTAGAACACCATTTACCTTAGAAGCTAAGGGTGGTACAGATAACGAGAGGATTACTGTATTCCAAGACTGGGCTAGTAATGAATCTTGGCTACCTCCTAACTCATTTCATAACCATATAGTGACTATAGTTAACTCACCTTTATATGATGAGGATAACTACTACGCTAAGTTTGTAGCAGATAATGGTGCAGCTGGTTCAGGTTATTGGAAAGAAGGTATAGGTCATAACCAATCTCCAGGTTTAACCAAATCTACAATGCCTCACAGATTAAGGAATACAGGTACTAATGCTTTTGTACTTGAAGAAATTCCTTGGGGTGATAGAATTGTAGGTGATAGTCTTACAGCTCCACACCCTAGTTTTGTAGGAAAAACAATTAAAAGAACTTTCTTCCATGATGATAGACTTGGTTTCTTATCTGAAGATAATGTTATCCTAAGTAGAGCTAAAGAACCTTATGAGCTATACGTAGCATCAGCTAGAACACATACTCCTGGTGATCCTATAGATGTTAACTGTGCATCAGTAAGGCCAACTAAACTACACGCAATTAAACCAGCTAGACAAGGTTTAATTCTATTTTCTAAAAACCAACAGTTTCTAATCTACGCTGATAATGGTCCACTAACACCTCAAGCAACTAAGATCAGACCAATATCTAACATGGAAATGAGTGATGATATTGATCCAATCGATGTTGGTACTCACATGAATTTCCTTAGTAAAACTCCTAACTTTGTTAGAGTCTTTGCTATGCAGACTAAAGGTTTAGGTGAAAGCCCTAATATATTAGATATAGGACGTGTTATAAATGAGTGGATAACCATTGATGTAGATACGTTTATAGCTAGTATTCAGAATGAGTTCATTGCTATGTCTGCACAGAATAGTGATGAGATCTATTTTTATAGAACCTATTCTGATGGGGAAGAGAAGTTAATGGAGTCTTGGTTTAAATGGAAATTAGCTGGAACTGTTCAGGCTATGGCTGTTGATCAAGATGATATGTACTGTGTTACTAAACAAGGTAATCAATACACCATATCCAAATCAAACCTGACTCAGAGTCCAGAAGTTGCTATTATAACCAACGCACAGGGTCAGAAGATTAACCCTTGTATAGACTTATATGCACAGGCAACTTCAGTTAATTATGATGCAGTTAATGACCTATCTAAGTGCTATATACCTTATGCACATTTAGCCGATAAAAAAAATATAGTTATTGTTGCTGGTACAACTGCAGCTGGTACGTTCAATAACTCAGGTTATACCGTAAATGCTGAAGCTGATGCAGGTGGTACTTATTTTATAGTAAATGGGCAAAATCTATCTACCATAGCTAGTAACGTATATGTAGGTTATGCTTATGATTTCGATTTACATTTACCACAACTATATGTTGATTTAGGAGATAAAGGAGTACAACCTGATTTCACTGCTAATTTAACTGTTTCTAGATGTAAATTTGATGTAGGCTTATCTGGTATAATGGGCTTTAAGCTTAATGCTACAGGTAGATTTGCTGCTAGTAAAACTTATACAATGTTTAAAAACAATTGTAAAGATGTTAATGGTGTAGAAGTTTATACAGATTATGAATGGTCTGAGGCTGATTTAAAATATATTGATAGAAATCAAGTTAAAGCTAAAATAAACAATAAACTTATAACTGATTTTACTTTTCAAAGTGATACAAAAATCAGACTTGGTAATTCATTACTTAAACAAACTACTTTATCTGGTAATGGGACTAATACATTATTTGAATATACATTTGATGTTCAAAGTACAGACAATATTAAGGTAAAGGTTGATGGTATAGAAACTACTGACTTTGTATTTGCTGGAGGTAATTTTATCAGTTTTAACACTGCACCATCTAATACAGCTAATAACATCTTTATATACAATGAAGATGAATTAGAAATATACATAGATGAATGGTATTTCTTAGAACCAATATCAAATGCAAATATGTATTTAGCTGATGATGTACCGCTTGATGAATCTAGAACTGTTACTATACCTATACACCAACGTAATAATAATTATAACTTACGAGTTTTTACTGACTCACCATTTCCCGTCTCTCTCAACTCGATGATGTGGGAAGGAAACTACTCACCAAGATTTTATAAGAGGACTTAAGATATGACAGGAACACCAGTAATACCATCACCAGATCCCGTAAGTACAGCTATAAATGTAGCATCAATAGCTTTACCATTTGTTAGTGGTTTATTTGGCAGATCAGATGCCAAGAAAGCAAAAAGAGCAGAGGAAGCATTCCTGAAGAAGAAGTACGACGAGTATGATCTTCCTATGTGGGAGATGAATAAGGATAAACTTATAGCTCAGAGAGATGAGATTATAAGAAGTATCCAACTCCAACAAAGGAATGAAAAGAAACGAGCTGAGTTTCAAGATAAAAACAACCTAAGAAACTACCAACACTCTCTAAAGATAAGAGATTTAAAATATAAAAACGATTTAGAACTTAAACGACGATCAGATTTCTTTACTAATAAAGCTATTGAATCTGGAATAGCACAACAACAACGAGAAGAATTTACAACACGTCAACAATATGCGTTTGAAAACGAAGAGAATATTGTTGCAAGTATAGTAGCAAAAGGTGAAGCAGCTGTTAAATCTCAAGCTGGTAGAAGTTCTGTAAAAGCTATGCAGTCTATGATTGCAGATCAAGGAAGACAGATGGCAATAATGACAGAGAACATGGTGAATGCTAGGACAGATGGACGTATGCGTTTAAATGATTTCTTAATACAACAAGAAGCAGGTAGAATGCTACAACCATCTAAAGGTATTAAGCCTTTGAAACCACTTGAAACACCTTTATCTGAATATGAATTACCTAGAGCTTTAGAGGAGTTTGATTTTGGACCACAACCAATTCAAGGTGTGTCTACACAACAAGTTCCAAGTATGCTTGGAGTAATGGCAAGTGCAGCATCTGCGGGTGTTTCAGCATTTGCTAATAACTATTCAGGTACAGATAGAGGTGGTTATCAACAACCACAAAGTTTAAATTCTAATAATTTCGGTACAACAACTTATTCATCAGGGAATTTTAATTACAACCCTTCTACTTACGGCTAACTAACAATGGGAAGAGTCAAATTTACCCCTCCTCCAAGGGGGAAGGGTTTTAGCAACATTCCTAATGCTCAATACATGATAGCTTCTTTAAAATCAAAGCTAGATGAAGATGAGCAACAGGAAGAAAAACATTTAAAAGAGATCAAAGAAAGAGATCAAAAAGCTGAGGCTAAGTTAAAAGAGGTTCAACAAACTCAAGAACAGAATCTCAAACAAATAAATATGGATGATAGTATTTATAAGACTAAAATGTCTGCTATGGATACTAACGTCAGACAAGAAATTGAAAACTTTAAGGCAGAAAAAGCTAATATACTTAATGAAAAAAGTGCTCTTAATTCTTTAGTAGAATTTGCACCTTCACTTATTGAGGCAGGTCAGAAGATCCATCAAAAGGATTGGTCTGCAACAATGGAGGGTTCTTATAACTACCATATGACTCATGGTCTTCCAGATGATATCAAGTTGAAGCTTGAATTAATGGAAGATGCAAACTGGGAACAAGGCCAAGGCTTTGAAATTATTGCTGATAATATGCAAGCTGAAGGCTACCAGCCTAAAGAAGTACAATGGGTTAGATTTAAGAACAAAGCAGCAGATTATGGACGGTTAAAAGCTTATGGAAATTTAGCTTTAAAAGATCTTGTTCCTACTGCAAAGCAAGAGATGATCAAACGGGGTATTACCGACCCTGCTGAGATGAAAGCTTTTATGAGGGATTTTGAGATTCAATTTCTCAAAGCTCATAATTTATATGATCCTGAAAAACAAAAAGCAATCAGTACAGATTTTCTTGCTGAAGGATTAGAAACCGTAGCTACAGCAAAAGCTCTGTTATTTAATCAAGCTGAAAACGTAGTTGCATATGATAAAGCAGATGAAAGAGCTAAAGGTAATTTACTACCTATACAGAATAACTTAAATGCTAAAGTTGTTAATTATGAGTTAGCAGGTCAATCAATAAATAACCTTTTTGATTCACATAAGAGAAGATGGAATCGTAACACTGGAAAAGTATATACTAATCAAGAAGCTAGAGATGCAGTCATTGCTGATTTAGAAGATGTTACTAAATTCCCTAATGATGAGCATGTAGAACTAGCACTTAGAACAGCACAAGGTAATGATAATTACTATACTGATAGAATACCTGAATTATTAGCAAAAAGAGAAGCTAACAGAACAAAACTCAAAGATAGTAAAGATAAAGCAGAAGGAATACGTTTTAATAACGATGTAACTGAAGCTAAACAATACTTCCAACCAACTGCTGAAGATGTAAAAAATGGTACAGGTTATGATGGTTCATTTGAATCTGCTGAAGCTGTATATAATAAGTTAGCAGAGCGTTATCCTTCTCGTATTGTTGAATTAGAAGCTGAATTAGGTAAGTATCTAGAATGGACTCCACAAGGTAGACTTGATGGAGACTGGGCTACAGGTCATTATAATTCTAAATTAGAGGATTACACATTAACAACTGCAGATCTTAATTCAAAAGATATTCCTTCTGAGTTTAAAACTCTTGAAATGCGTCAAAAAATAACTAGACGAGAAAAGATTATAGCTGCTGCTGATTATGATAAGAATTGGAAAACAGGAATAGAAGATGCTTTAACAAACTCTCTAGTTACAGAGGATATTAAACGAGGAGGTAAGATAGATGAAAGTTTTCAACCTGCTGCTAAACATGCTGAAGCAAAATTTAAAGCTTGTATTGTTAATGGTGGTCATGCAAAAGAATGTGCTGCTGAAATAAGAGACGAAATTGAAACTGGTACTGAAACTGGAAAAGGTGCGTTTGCACTTGGCTATTATGGAAAAAAGGGTAAACTTATGGAAGGAACTAAAAAAGGTTCCAGATCTTTTTTTCTTCATTTTAGCCCACAAGCTATTGCAGGTACAAAACTAGCAGTAGAGGACTTTACTCAACTTAATGCTGGAGAAGCTGATGAAGCCGTTGCAATGGTAGATGACAAGAACCATCTTGTACATAACTATCTATTTCTTAAAGAGAAGCAATTAGTAGAAATACATGCTGCTATTAAGAATGGCCATCCATTTAGATATCCACGTATTTTAAAACGAATTACTGATTTAAACCCTGAGTACTTTGGTAGTCAGTATGATGTATTTAAGGCTCAAGTTGAAGTAGCTAAACGCTTAGGTATATTTGATGCAAAGTTTGAAGAAAATCCTGCTGACCCTGAAGGTAAAGCTGTTATGGTCAGAGCACCATTACAGATGGAGCATTTTATGAAGACTTGGCACAGAGATACAAAAGATACTGGAGCTAGAAAATTCATTGAAAAGCTATCTACATTAGATGATGTTAGAAAAGGTATAACCTTAACTTATCGTCCTGAGTCAGTAAGAGAACCACAGTTTATGTCTGAAGGTGTAGTTGAAGAACTTAATCCAATACCAGTTGATCCTATATTATTAGCTGAAGCTCCTGATGGTAGTGTTGATTTTGATATAGGCACAGTAGATGCTTTAAATGAAATGATTATTAAATCTAAAGGTGCAGTTAATAAAGATGAAGCAATGTTTGATGGAAATTTTATAAAAACAGTAGGTGGTACTTCTGAATACTTTAAATTACATGGTGCTAAAAAAGGTTGGAAATATCTACCAAGTAAAGGTTGGTATAAGGATGGTACAGTTCAATATACTGAAGAAGATTTAGAACAAATGTATCAATTCGGGATTAGATAACTATGAATAAAGATTATGATTTAGAAAATAAGGATGATCTACTTTTAGATCTTAACAAACCTTTATCTGCTGAACAGATAGTAGCAGAAAACACTAAACCAAAAGAAAATCCTAGAGGAGATACCATTAGAACTGATCTCACAGATACAAGTGGAGCAGTTGGAAACTATGAACCAAGTGAATCATCTAAGGAAACAGATAAGTTCTTAAACCAATTCAAGCAGATCAGAGATCCTGACTCAATGACACGTTTTGAAAAAGACGTAGATAAACTAGGAGATCAGATCAACGAATTCCATCACGAGATGGAGATGGACTGGAACCCTGCGAAATGGGCTTATGCGTCCATGTGGGGTGCGTTAGATGTACCATTTGATGTAATAGGTGTTATCCCAGGTTTAGGCGGTATAGACGACACGTGGGACTCAGTAACAGGATTCAAGAATGAAGGTGCTAAACAGTTCAGATCAGTAGCTAGTGTAGTAATACCTAGTATTGTCTCTGGTGGTGCGTATGCTAAATACCATGCTGCTAGAAATCTGAAAGGAATCAGTGGTGCTGCTCAATGGGTAGGCGGTCAGATGCTTATCAATGGAGCTATTGCTGGAACTCTTGATTATGGTGAGAACCCTGAGAATAGACTTATTACTCATCCTGATAATTTTGCAAGACTATCTAAAGCTATGCCTTGGATGTTTGGTCCAAAAGGTATGTTTCCTACAGTAGCTGATCTAGCTGACGCTGATTCTACACATCCATATGTTAATAGATTATTAGCATTTACTGATGAAATGATTCTACAAGGTGCTGGTGATCTTATTGGATATGGTATTAATGCTGGTAAACCTCTTTTAGGTAAAATAAAGCCTCTCTCAAAAGAATCAAAACTCTGGAAAAAACAAACATTAATGGAAAATGTTGATGAACAAACCAGAAATGCATTAGTTGATTTAGATACAGCAATTATCAACACAACAGATCCTGTACAAAAGAAAGCACTTACCTTACAAAGAGGTAAGATTATACTTGACGCACAGAACACAGGAACATCTCAAGCTGCAACAGTCCCTGCTGAAACATGGATGAAAACCAGACAGCAAGAAAGACAAATCTTTAGGGATAAAAGAGCACTAGAGAAGATAGCTAGAGATCCTATGGTTCAAAACTTTGATCCAGATATTGCTCAAAAACTAGCTAGTGAAAAGAATCTAGCTGGTATAGCTAACACACCTCCTGGTTTCTCTGTACTTAATGCTGTAGATGTTGATGGACAATTAGCTGGTTGGATAGATCCACTAGGAGTACCAACAAGACCATACACACCTGCTATGGAAAAGGCCATGAAGCTAGGTAAATCACGTCATGTAGTACGTGAGATAGTAGAAAAGGTCAGACAAGCAGATGCATATGAAGCATTCCAAGGAGCATTTAGAACTAATACTGGAGTAATTAATCACAGAGTTTACGATATCTATAACAAGATAATGAGGGCTGGTACTGGTGATGAGCTTAGAGAGCTTTTAACTAATACAGCTTATCGTAAAACTGAACCTTTATTAGATAAATTCCAGAAAGAGCACAAAGTTACTTACTTAAATAATGCTGGAGCCATGAGAGCAGCTATGACTGCACTTAATGACTTGATGAGTTTATATATAGGTAGAGAAGTAGCTGAAACATCTGCAAGAGTTATGCATACTCTTGGTGCTGAGATATCAGCCAAAGCTGGAGCAAGTGTTAAATATGCAGACTTACTAGACGATGAACAAGTCTTTAAGAATATTGTAGATAAAATGGGAATACTAACACATGAAGTTGGTATTTCTAAGTATGCGTCTGGTTGGCAGCTAAACGAAAGAAAAAACGATCTTAAATGGTTGAACTCGCTTTGGGATAGAGAAGATGCAGGTGATATGATCCAAATTACTTTAGATGAGTTTGGAGCTAAATCAAAAGAAATAGCTGAGAACTGGGAAGCTTTTGCTAAACAGTTAACTGAAGCAGGTTCTAAGAATCCAAAGTTAAGACGTACTCTAGCTAAAGCTTACGATGCTACTAATGGTAAAATAGATACTCTTGAGAAACTTCATAGATTTACCAAATATCATTTAAGTCCACTAGGACTTTTGTGGAATAGAGAAGCTAAAGAGTTAGGAATTAGTGGTTGGCAGATGAACCAGTTTGCTAAAGGTACTTGGGCTGTTACCTATAACAATGTGTTATCAGGTGTATCAGCATTAAGAGCAGCTGTAGGTAACGGTGTGATGTTAATTGGTAAACCTATTGCAGCGTTAAGTCGTGCTACTCTTCGTTCAGTTTTAACTAAAGATCTTGAACCAATAGAACGTGTTATCTATATGTATGGAGGCATGTTTGAGACTGCAAGTAGAGCTTTAGATGATGCTGTTACTAGAATGAAAAAAGTTCATGGTGATGCTGACTTTATGCAGAAAGCAGCACGTAAAGATTTTGTCATGGAAGATAGTAATACATGGGAAATTCTTGATGATATACATGATAGTTGGCAAAAAGAAGGTGATCACGTACATAACTTTATGTATGGATGGGCTAAAGTTCAACGTAATATAGCTCGTCAACCTTGGCTTAGGACTGGTATAACAGGAATGGCTGGAGTTGATGCTTATACTGATACCTTTATGGCTACATTTCAATCTAGACTAAGAGCTTATGATGAAGTATTTTCTAGATATGGTAAACAAGTAGATGAACAGTTTTTTGCTGCCAAACTAAAAGAAGCTGAAGAACTTAATTATAGCAACATGTTTGACAGACAAGGCATGTTGAAAGATGAACCAGCTAAATTAGCATCAGGTGAGATTGCTTTAAACCTTGAAGAAGGAGTTAGTAAAACACTTAACCCAATCTTAAATAAGTACCCACCATTGAAAAGTTTGATGATGTTCCCACGTACAAGTATGAACCAGATCAAACTGGCAATGACTTATACACCAATTGGAGCAATCCCTGGAATAAGTAAATATGGAGATTTATTACTAGCTGGTAATGATATTAAAAAGATCAAAGAAGTTATGAAACAGCATGGCGTTAAGAACTGGGATGAAACCCCTAATGCTATGGCTATGTATAGAAACTTAAGGGATGAATATGAAGGTCGTTTCATGATGGCTGCTGGTACAACTGGTATTGCTTGGATGTATGCTCAATCAGGTGGTATTAGAGGTAACGGTCCTGTTGATCATGGCGAGAAGATGAAACTTATGAAATTAGGTTGGCAACCAAATACTGTAAAAGTAGGTAATGCATGGGTCAGCTACAAAGGTGTTCCAATCATTGAACAGTTCTTTAGTTTAATGGGTGATCTAGCTTTTTATCAATCAGCTTTGGGTGCAAACATGACTCAAAACTTTATAGATAAAGCAGCCTTTACATTATCAGCTACTTACCTTAACAACACACCTTTACAAGGTATTGAACCTTTACTTGCATTAACTAGAGGTGATGAAGGTGGTATAAAACGATTATTTGCACAAAACATAAGGGCTGCTTCTTTCCAATCTGGTATGCATGGTGTTATAGCTAAGGCTATCACTAATGCTCAGAAGGATATTCATAATGATTTCTGGGGTTATCTTAGAAATAATACAGTATTGAAAGATCTAAGTTATTCTAAGATTGATCATTGGACTGGAGACGAAGTTTTAGAAATAGATAATCCTATACTAAGAGGTTTGAATGCTATAAGTCCAGTTAAAGTTAGTGGTGGTAACGAGCCTTGGAGAATATGGTTATTAAATAGTGGTTTTAATGATTTAGCTGAATTAGAAAAAGACCGCTTTGGTAATAAATATTCACCAGAAGCAAGAGAAGCTATTGGACGCTTCATGGGTGAGGAACAGCTTTGGAAGAAAATCCAAAAAAACTTTATGGATAATGATGTCTATAATGGAGATTTGGATAAGTTAAGGCAATTTATTAACTCAGGTAAAGATCATGCAGAAGTTGGTCAGTTTAGAAATGAACTAACTGTATACAAGAGACTTAAAAAACTTGTTAATGAAGCCAAATCAAGAGCAGAACACAAACTAGCAAATGATCCACGATACGAACATATTGATATATTAGGTTATGGTAAGCAAAGAACTAAAAACCTAATGAGTCAAAATAAGATCGAAGAAGCTGCAAACCAATCAAGAGAGAATTGGAAGAAAAAAGAATTTTTAAAATACGGAGTAAAGTAACTTAACACAAACATAAAATGGCAGTAACTGAAAACTTACATACAGGTAATGGTTCTAAAACCAATTACCCATTTACATTCCCATATCTTAAGGCCAGCGATATTAAAGCTAGTATCAATGGTACTGTAACAACAGCTTTTACAGCTGGCACACCCACTGCTACAGAAATACAATTTAATACTGCACCTGCCAACAATGATGCTATCCGTATCTACCGTGATACAGATACAGATAAATTAGCTGCGACTTTCTTTGCTGGATCATCAATTAAGTCGCAAGATTTAAACGAAAACTTTCAACAAAACTTATACGTTACACAAGAAGCTAAACGTGATGCAGATGCTGCATGGCAAGACGGTGACGAGACAATAAATAGCTCTGAAACGTGGCAAAGCGACAATACAAAAGTCGCTACCACAGGAGCTATAGACGGAAGAATAGATACTAAAATAGATACAGCTCTAGAGACTGATGTCCTAGCTGGTACTGATTTAGCCAAGACTCAAACAGGTGGTCAAGTAACCATTAACCACAGTGTTACTGGTGCTAGTTCTGTTAACAACTCTAATGGCACTGTTATACAAGATTTAACTATCAATGCTAATGGACACGTAACAGCTACTGGTTCATATAATTTAGATAATAGATATTATAATAAAACCGATCTAGATGGTGGTCAGCTTAATAACCTTTACTTTACAGAGTCTGAATTAACAAGTGGTGCTCTAGATGGTAGGTATTTCACTGAAACAGAATGTGACGCTAGATACTTCAATGTAAGTACAGGTGACACTATTAAAGATGGTGATGCCTTTCCAGATAACGACACAACAATAGCTACAACTGCTGCTATTAATGACAGGATTATTGATCTTGTTGATGACGTAGGTGGTTTTACTATCATTGCTAGTGAGCAAACATTTCCAAACGTAAACCCACAAGGAGTTACAGGACAGGCAGCAGTATTAAGTATTAAAGAAGCAACTACAGACTTAGTTCCAACTGGTACAACTTTAACTGTAGTAAATGGAAACGTAGCTAATAATGCAAATATTACTATTACTGGTGTAACGAGTACTATACCTTCTGGATTTGGCTTTTTAATTGAATCTACAAGTACGCTTCATACATATACATTTCATAGATTAGTACCAAAAGCAACTCAAGTAACTACTGTTGCTACAAGCATTGCTAATGTTAATAATGTTGGTGGGAGTATTAGTAACGTCAATGCTGTTGCTGGAAATGCTACTAATATCAACACTGTTGCTGCTAATAATACCAATGTAACTACTGTTGGTACTAATATTGCTAACGTCAATACAGTTGCATCAAATATAACTGATGTAAGTAGCTTTAAAGATCTTTATCAAATATCAACATCAGCACCTAGCACAGATGGAGGAGGTAATTCTCTAGCTGCTGGTGATATGTGGTTTGATTCGTCGGCAAACAAAACTTTAAAAGTACATAACGGAACTGATTTTCAATCAGTATCACCAAGTCAATCAGTACTTAATGATATAGCTATTGTCTCTGGAGAAGTTACATTTGTCGAAGATTTAGGATTTATTACAAGTGCTTTGACTACAGGTACTGGTAATAATATTAATACGGTTGCTACTGGGATAAATAATGTAAATTCAGTAGCTGGTATATCTGCAAACATTACTACAGTTGCTGGTATAGCTGCAAATGTCACTACAGTTGCTGGCAATGCAACTAACATCAACGCTGTAGCTGGTAACTCTACAAATATTAATGCAGTAGTCGCAAACGCAACAAATATAAACACAGTAGCCAATAACAACGGCAACATAACTAGCGTTGCTCAATCTTTAAGTGGAACACAAGCCTACGCTGTAACTGTAGCAAACGTAGGGGGTTCTAATTACTTTTTCATAGACAGCGTTCAAGCACCAGTATTAAATTTAATTAGAGGTTTTACATATACATTTGATGTTTCAAATGCCAGTAATTCAAATCATCCTTTAAGATTTAAAGACGGTAGTGGTAATTCATATACAACAGGAGTTACGACTAGCGGCACTGAAGGTCAGGCAGGGGCAACAGTTACGCTTGAAGTTGCTTCAAATGCACCTAGCTCTTTACGTTATTACTGTACTGTTCATGGGAACGGTATGGGCAATACTATTGCAACTGCTGACAGCAATATTGGTAAAGTTGCAGGCTCAATAGCTGATATTAATCGTTACGCTACTGAATATACGATCTCAAACTCTACTCCAAGTAGTCCTTCATCTGGTGATCTCTGGTACGACGGTGCTAATAACATATTGAAATTCTATAACAGCAGTTCTTTTGTTGGTATTACACCAGGATTAACAGATGTAGTTAATGACACATCACCAGAACTTGGCGGTAATCTAGATTGCAACGATAGAAATCTCACTGAAGTAGGAACTGTCAGTGGAAACAACTTACAAATCGACTTCGGAACTCTCACATAACAATGGCTAAATTATTAAAATTAAGAAGAGGTACAACCTCACAACACAGTAGCTTCACTGGTGCAGAAGGCGAAGTCACTGTAGATACAGATAAAGATACTCTTGTTGTACATGATGGCAGCACAGCTGGCGGTACACCACTTGCTACAGAAGCTGATCTAACTGCTGTTAATACAGATTTATCTAATGACACCACACCTCAACTAGGTGGCAACCTTGATGTAAATACTAAGAATATTATCTTTGGAGACAGCTCTGATGGTGCTTCAGATGATGTTGCAAAATTTGGAGTAGGTGCTGGTGGTGTTCCTGATTTAAGTGTCTATTCAAATGGATCTGAAGGAATACTTGGTATCCCAGATGGTGGAACACTAAAAGTTAAAGATGGTACAAATACTTTAGCTACTTTTTCTGGGGCTAGTAACCAAGTAGATTTCCATAAGAGTGTTGTCTTTATAGGAAATAGTTCTAATGGAAGTTGGAGCCATACAGCAAATAAATTTGTTGCAAACGTACAAGGTAACTTATCTGGTACTGCTGATATTGCAACAGAAGTTAATGTTACAGCTAATAACTCAACAGATGAAACTGTTTACCCAGTATTTGTAGATGGGACAACAGGACAACAAGGTATAGAAACAGACACAGGACTTGCTTATAATCCTAGTACTGGAATACTTAGTGCTGGTGGACTCACATTATCGGGCGACCTTACTGTAAATGGTACAACTACTACAATAGCAACTACTAACACAACGCTTGAAGATAATTTACTTGAATTAAATAGTGGAGCTACAAGCAATGCTAATGATGCTGGTATATTAATTGAACGTGGATCTACAGGTGATAATGCAATTATTGCTTGGGATGAAAGTGCAGATAAGTTTACTCTTGGTACAACGACTGCTACAGCTAGTTCTACAGGTGATATAACTATTACGACTGGAACTCTTGTAGCTGATTTAAACGGAACAGCAGATGTTGCAACTACTATAACTACTGCATTAGAAGCGACAGATACTTCTTGCAATGTTGTATTTACAACTGCTGCTACTGGTGATTTAGCTCCTAAGACAAGTACTGGATTAACTTATAACTCAGCAACTGGTGCATTAGCAGCTACATCATTTAGTGGAGATGGATCAGGATTAAGTAACTTACCAGCTACTTCGCCAGCAGGATCTAATAACACTATTCAATTTAATAATAATGGTTCTTTTGGTGGTACTGGTGATATTTTCAGAAATAATAGTAATACGGGTATATATGCTACTGGAGGTTTTACAGATACTATTGGAAATGTAAGATATGTAGGTTCTCAATACCTTTATGCAAACAACTGGGTTAACTCAACCTCACAGGTAGGTAGATGTTTATTAGCACAAGGTAATTTCTATCTAGGATCTATTGCGACTGGTGCGATAGTCAGTGTTGTAAATGATACTGGTTCTGATATAACTATTAGTAGACAGACAAGTTATTTATATAACACAGGTACTGGAGACAATAATTCTAGTTACACCTTGACATCACGAGGCATGGTTACATTCTGGTACGCAGCCTCTGGCACAGTATACATGAGCGGTTCGGGGGTCAGCTAATGAGTTCACAACAAATGCTTTTAGGTGCTGGTGGTGGTGCAAGTTATGAAGAATGGACTACTGCTGGTAATTATTCTTGGACTGTCCCTAATGGTGTCACCCAATTAAAAACAGTTGTATGTGTTGGAGGTGGTGCTGGTGGAAACGAAGGTAACGGTGCTGGAAGAGCAGGGGGCGGTGGTGGCCTTGCATGGTGTGAAAATCTTAATGTACAAGCTGGTCAAACTCTTAATATAAATGTTGGCAATGGTGGTGCTGCAAGAACACCTTGGGCTACTGGTGCAAACCCAGGTTCTTCGACTAGTATAAGTGGCAGTAGTTATGGAGGAACTCCTTCAGGCTACGGTGCTGGCGGTGGATCTTATGCGGGATATGGTGGAAATTATAATGCTTCTAGTAGTCAAAACACTGCAAGAGGAGGAGCACAGGGTGGTGTGACACCTAGTGGAAGTATAAACGGTAACTCTACTTATTGGCTTGCTGGTGGTGGTGCTGCTGGTTATACAGGTAATGGTAACTCGCAATCAGGTGGCTGTGGTGGTCATGGTTCATGGGAACAATTTACTGGAGTAGGTTGCGGTGGTGGCGGTGTCGGCGTAGCTGGCCCAACAGACGGTAGCGGTAACTCTGGTGCAAACGGTACAGATTACGGAAACTGGAACCACAAAGGTATTCTCATGCCAGGTGGTGGTGGTGGTTCGGGAGGACAAAGTTCTGCAAGTATCACTACTCCTGTAGACGGTAACTATGGTAGTTATCAGTGGCCTGTTGGTGCGTCATACGGAAATCATGGTACTCAATCAAGAGATGGAGGTTCATGTGGAGGAGGAGGAGGTGCTGGATATTTTCAACGAAACATAGCTGCTGGCTCAGGTGCTGATGGCGGTGCATCAATCTCATGGTAATTTTATGAAATTATGGATAGAAATTAAGGATGGTAGTCCAATCAACCATCCTTACACACAACAAAGCTTATTTACAAAGCATCCAGATTGGGACTTTATTAATAAAGGAGTACCTCCTCAATATGAGGAATTTAAAAGAGTACAACGACCTCATCATGGTACTTATGAATATATAGATGAAGATAAAGGAGTTGAATATAAAAAAGTTGATGGTCTATGGCAAGACGTATGGACTCTTAAACAGTTTACACCAGAACAGAAAGCATTAAGACAGCAACAAGTTAAGGACTGGTGGAATAAAAATGTGGGATGGGATTCATGGGTATTCAATGCAGATAAAAATGAATATGAACCTCCTAAACCTTACCCTAATACTGCTATACATCATGTATGGGATGAGTCGAAAGTTGAATGGGTTCCAGGTTTGTTACAGGATGGTCCTATCTAGGTGAAACTACCATCCATAAAACTGACTAACGCTTTAGACATGCCTAGCATCCCTCTAAAGCAACCGTCAGCAGAGATGCCAGTGTTTCCTACTGTGGTAATACCTCCTAGTAACTTAAAAGCACCAGCTGGAGTTGAGTTAGAAGAAGCAGAAAAAGAGGAAACAGAAACACAAACTGAACAACCAACTCTTCGAGTTCCTGTTGTAAAGATTGATTTACCCTTACCTTCAGCTGAAGTAGTCGCAACGGCTACCTATGCAGCTGTTGCAGCTGTAGCTACTACCACTCTTGCTACTCCTTTATTTGACAAGATAAAGAAACAAATCCAAAAGTTCTTACAGAAAAAAGTTGATAAATGGAAGGAAAACCGCCAGAAAAAGAAAAAGAAAAAGGAGTCCTCGGAAAGCTGAAAGATGCTGTAGAGGATAAAGAACATCAAATAGAAGTACTTGGTACATTTGTTAGATTGGGCGTGGTAGTCTGGTCAGGATTCATAATTACTATGAACTACGTAGAATTACCTATGGTGAAGAAATCAGGTAACTCAGATATCACGTTCGTTGCCAGTGTGTTTACGGGAGCACTGGCGACCTTTGGCTTGACCACTGGTAATAAAAACAATGGCAAGCCACCTACAACCGTAGACTGTCCAATGGCTAAAAAGAAAGAAACATGAACAAATGGCTTTTACTTTTCCTACTGGTATCACCCACGGTAGTAAAAGCTGAATTAGTACAACCCAACTTCACCCAAGGGTCAATGAATAGTACTACAACTACAACTCAAGAAATAACTGAAGAAATAACCACAACCACCTATGGAGCAGCGTTAAACAAATGGTCTGGGGACAACATAACCCACACCTCAGCAACCTCTGGAGGAATAGTAGATTCAGATTCAATCTTCAATATGACAACAGCTGGTTCCGACTTCTCACTAGAGGTCGTGACACGAGCAGCCAGTCAGGTAATCGAGCTAACAGAAATAGATCGAACTATCGAAACGGACTCTACTACTGTCTCCTTATCAGTCTTCTCTCAATAGCTCCTGTCAAGGCAGAAGATGAAACAAATAACGTCTCTAATCCCGTTGCAGCGGCGACTGGAAATGTAACCAATCAAGCAGTCCAATTTCAGAATAATGGTGCTCCTAGTAGGCAGCACTACGGTTCTGGAGTGAGCTGTAATGGTTCTACGATGACGTTTAGCCCATTCTATATGGGTAATCATACAAAACCTTTTGACGAAGAGATGTCACAGAGAAGCTACACCGTAGCTGAGAACTGGGGAGGTCAAATCAACTTCATGTTCCCTTTGGATCGTAGAGGTTTAGCACAGTGCAGAAAGATAGCCAAACGGCAAGAAGAAAAGATGAGGCTTGATTATGAGCTAACTCGAATGCTCAGATGTGCTGAACTTCAACGGAAAGGTTTCATGTTAGCTGAAGGTACACGTGTCTACACCATGTGTAATGACGTAGTACCAATCGTTAAATACGAAAAAGAAAAGAAAGCTGCAGTCAAGCAGTATTTAAAAAACAAATGTATTCCTAAAGATAAGAAGTTCCCTTGGAATGAACAGGAGTACGACTGTCCAACTAAACCTACTGATAAAACATGAGTACACTAAGTAACAGACTTGCTAAAGAAAAAGAAGAAGCAGCTAAACCTAAAAAAAAATCTACTAAAAAAAGAGATGACAACGGTAAGTTTGTAAAGACAGATGAAAGTTAAATTAGCAATCTTAGCAGGACTAATAATCCTTGGAGGTGTTGGTGCTAACATTATTAACAACTTCAAAAACTCACCTACTGGTCAAGTAATTGAACAGCTTCAAGAAAGAAAGCAACAAATTGAGGACATACAAAAATTACAACTACCCGAATCTCTCAGAAAATGATCATCATTAAAC